TAGCCCCTATAAGGATAGGAAAGAAGGTAAGGTTATTCTGCTTGAGGTGGCATATATTGCCTACATTGGACTGTATGGACTTACCTGCACCCCTAAATTTCTTTCTGAATTGGCGTATAAACGGGTCCTTGTACAAACGAATATAGTCGTCAATATGAAACTTAGGTGTCTTGGCATCGCCCAAGGGTAACCCACTGTCAAGCCCGAAATAGTAATCAAAAAACTCACCATAGTTTTCGGGTTTTAAAAGTCGCTTGATACGTGCTTCTTGCTCATCCGCTGTTTCCTTTTGGATAGCCTCGTAGGTAAGTTCCCTAATCATTTTAGATTTGGAAAAATAGCGTTCTTTGGCTTCTTTGAGTTCTGTTTTAGTCATCTCCTTTCTGTAATAATTCGGTTATATACATATCAAAGTAGGGGCGTATCTCTTTAATGGTATTCATATAAGTTTCACGCTTTTTGCCCGTGCTTTGCCCTGCTTTCTCTAAGATAAAGTTAGAGAAGTTGTCGAGGCTCTCCATCGTATATACTGCTATTTTATTATGGTCAGTAATACGGTCAAATGCAGCAACGATTTTAGTAATATCGTCCGCCTTATAGGGCAAGGGTTCACCCCGCTCAATAGCCTGCGCACACTTGAGGGTGAGTTTGCGAATATTGGAAGGTCTGAGTGTTTGTAGTTCTTTCTCATCGTCCCATTTGCCCTCCTCTCTCCACTTGCCAAGTGTCTTAATACCTATGCCTATCATTTCCGATATATTGGCAATGCTAAAACCCTTAGTAAAAAGTTCTTTACCTTGCGACCTCTTATAGTCTGCCTCTACAGCTGTCAATCGTGCCATATCTATTGTAGTAATTCATTTATCTTGTTATTAATCTCGTCAAACTTTGCCACGTTGTTAGGGGCAAAATTCCCAACTCCTGCAGGGGTTTGTATGATAGCTGTTTTAAGTTCATTTAAAAGCTCGTTTAAAAGGCTTTTAAAATCTACTTCCCCGCGTTGCAGATGTACCCCCGTTTTGTCTATGGTAAACTGAGTGTCTTCTATTCGTAGGCTCACGCTCTCAATCTCACTATAAGCTACCACATAATAGCGGTTTTCGTCCTCTCCTATTGATGCGATCAATACGCTACTTCCTACCTTTGGAAAAAGGTAAAACCGCTCGGTGTTATCATTAATCACCGAAGCTAAACGCACAGTATATTGTAGCTCATCGTCTTTCACCACACACGTACCTTGCGTTTTGTCTACTGATACTACTTCTACGGCTATGGTAGGGGTTTTGCGTTTTCCTATCTGCCTAAGCCCTTCCGCTAATTCTCTATCTATACTCATAATCTTGCTCCTATGGTTACTTGTCGGCGTGCTCCATTGCGCCCAAAGGTAGTTTCTACTTTTTTAATGAAATAACGCTCGTCTATATCTTTCAGTTCTTTGTCTATGAGTTGTGCCTGCATACCTCGCGTGGCGTAGGGTACTAAAAAACTCGTTATAGAGCCGTCAAAGCCGTCATACTTTAGTTTTTCCATTTCTGCCCGTGCCATATCTCGTAGCTTAGCCTCATCGCTCACCACAGAGGTATGAAATGTTCTCAGCTCACCATCAGGATCACCCTCTTCTACAGTTTTCTTTTTATTGTTTTTATCAATGTAGGTATATTGTACTTTTAGCTTGCGTTCGTCCTTGGTACGATATTCCAAGTCGTTCGCCACAATGTTATAATTGAGGTTATAGCGTGCTGTTTGTCCTATATTAGTAAGTTCTGAAAGTCCTGCGTACAGCTTGCCCTCATCGTTGATAAAGATACTTAGCCTAAATTCCTCTTTGAGCTTATCCAACACCTGTGTACCATTGGCATTGCGAATAAGCCATTGGTCTAACTGCATTTGTGGTATATTATCAGCCAGGGCAATAGGAGTGTCTTTTACTACCTCCTGTAATACTTCTTTAAGAGTTGTTTTTTGCCACGATTTGTTGATGTTTTTTCGTCTAAGCAAATACATAGCGTCTTCACACTCTATGCTTACGGGAATGCTTGGCTTGACCTTTTTCACATAGCCTTCAAACTCTACTCCGCTATATACCCCCTCATAGGCGAGGGTAACGCTCACCTTATCACCTGCCTTGATTGCCTTTTCCGTATAGAGGGGCTCACCCCCTTTGTCCACTTTAAAATGGGTAGGAAGTTCAATAGTACAGGTATCGGCTAATTCGTCTACCGATTTGGTGATCTTCACGCTATGTACAGCCTTAAAAGTATAGTCACCTATCTTTATAATTGATTGTAATACGAACATTAATATAAATGATTTAATTGAGTTCTCTTTTCGTCTAACTCGGCATAGAAGTCCATATCCGACACGGCTTTGATGGTGTATTTCTGTATGCCCTCCTTGCCCTCCATAGCCTCAAAACTAATATCTTTTAGCACGATGTTACGAATATCAAAGAGGGTAAAGAGTTTGTTACCTATGACCTCCAGACTTTCGTTCTTTTCAAACAAGCGGTTAAGGCTTTGCACTTGTGCAGTAGGGTACAAGTCGGGATTATTAGTATCAATGCAAAGCCCCTTAATGGTAATCTGCCAGTCTTCAGTAGCGATGTACTCTTTTACCTTACCCCTGCGGTGTTTGCCTACGGTTGCCGTCTCTACAATAGTTTTAGTAAGGGAAAAGCTCACCAAAGGCTCATTAGGGAAGAGTGTTTGCACGCCTGCTTTATCAGCTACATTAAGTGTCATAAAATACTGACTTCCGTTGCTACGAGCCTCACTAATATTGGAGAGGCTTGGTAGTACATATTTCTTTTTGTTATTAGCCCACCACGAGGGGAATGCTGGACCTACGTAGTCCAAAAATGCCCGCGCTGTAAGTTCTTTGAGGTCAAATTCCATTATACTTCTTTGTTTTTTCGTTGCAAAGTTCGTGGTATTGGGGGAAGTAGCGAAATTCTTATACAATGGTTGTACAAAATCAGTACAATGATTGTACAGAATTAGTACAAGGCTTGTACGCCGATTTTCCTCGACGTAAAACCTGCAATACCTTTGCACCCGAATTGAGAAATTAACCCAAAATAGGAAGCCAATGAAGCACCAATTTATTATCAATACCGAGAACGTAAATAGTTATGGATACCGTATCCTTACAGAAGGTATTGACTACGCCCAATATATGCGCAACCCCGTTGTACTCTTTATGCACGAGCGAGATGGATATAGCAATAAGGGTAGTGAAGTCATTGGGCGTTGTACAAAGCTCTACAAAGAAGGGACTACCCTTATAGCTGAAGTAGAGTTTGACGAGCAAGACGAGTTCGCTAAGAAGATAGCTGGCAAAGTAGAACGTGGCTATATACGTATGGCTTCAATGTTTGCTGAAATCAAAGAAGTATCTGCTGATCCACATCATCTTTTAGAAGGACAAGTATATGAAACAGTAACCGCTTGTAAGCTCGTAGAAATCTCCATTGTTGATATAGGAGGCAACGACAATGCTTTGAAGTTATCCAAAGATGGTAAGCCCTTTCAACTCAAAAAAATAGTAACTAATACATCAAACAATATGGATATTAAAGTGATAGCCCTTGCCTTGGGTATGGGCGAAAACACAAAAGAGGAAGCAGTACTTAGTGCTCTACATAGCCTCAAAACTGACAAAGAAAAAGCAGAAGCCGAAGTGGTGGCTTTGAAAAAGACAATTAGAGATATTCACAAGTCTGAAGCTACTACATTAGTAGATAAAGCTGTGCAATTAGGGCTTATCCCAGAAGCTCTCAAAGAAAGTCAGTTAAAGCAGTTTGAAGCCGATTTTGATGGACAAAAAGCCGTACTCTCTAAACTTGTAGCCGACAAAGAAGCTGAGAATACACAGCAAGGAAAGGCTAACACAGTACGTGAGGTAGTGTTGGGAGCAGGTGCAAAACCAACAGATACAGCCAATGAAAGCTTTGACTACTTGCAAAAATACAACCCTGCAAAGCTCCGCCAACTCAGAGACGAACAGCCCGAAGAGTATGCCCGCTTAGCCAAAGAGTACGCCAATGGGGTGCGCTACACTGGAAAGTAATTTAATAACCCTTTAAAAACAGATTAAAAAGTATGAGATTATCATTAAAAGCATTATTCGTTAATGCATTATTGGCACTTATTGCCTCAATGTTTATTGCACCAATCGTAGGTGCTTCAGTACCCATAGTAGCAACAGCTATTGTAGCGACTTCTACTATAGTTCAATATGTTACTCCCTCTATTTTCAAAGGAGTAGCTATGGTGGGGCTACAGACAGAAGTATGGATAGCAGGTATTAAAGAAAACCCTATCCCTAATAATTCGTTTGTCTATCAGAGTGTAGACTTGTCGCAATATGTAGAGAATAATAAACTACACTTAGCAGAGGCAGGTGTGGAACCAACGGTACACGAAGACTATTTTGCCTCCTCCAGTTCAGCATTGCCAGTAGCCACTATTGACGATATAGCTAACGAAGTGGTGCTTAAAACCTATTCTACTGAACAAACTCTACACCGTGAATTGCAGGAAATTGAGCTTTCTTATGACAAACGCTCCAGTGTGATACAACGCCACCGTGCTTCTCTTGCTAAGAATTTAGGCAAGCGTGCCGCTTGGGCATGGGCACCACAAAAGGACAATGAATGGAATAAGGTGCTTGCTCTTACCGGTAGTGACTCAATAATAGATGCCATTATTGACCTTAAGCAGTTTATGGAGGAAAAAGACATCGTTGAGGGTGTAAACATCTGCCTCACTCCTGAGCACTTTGCTCGTATCCGTAAGGAGGACAAGCGTCTGTACAAGGATATTATGAACGAAAAACAAATGTATGGAATAAATGTATTCCAATACAGTCAAAACCCACTTTATGATGGCACTACTAAGGAGAAAAAACCTTTTGGATCTGTCAAGGCAAGTAGCGATAAACGCGCTTCATTTATGTGGGTAACAAGTGAAGTGTTCCGTTGCTTCGGCGATGTAAAGATGTATGCCACCCTACGAGATGCAGGTCTACAAGCCGATGCCATCTCTTTTGCACAGCGTGCCTTAGTAGGGGTTATTCGTGCCAGAACACCTAAATATTTAGGAGCTATATTGTAGGAATATAGTAGGGTGAGAGGACGAGTTCAATGGTATCCATACCTCACCCTACTCCTATATTAACTTTAAAACAGAATACAATGACAACAGTAGAAAAAGCAAAACAATATTTTGAAAATAACAAAGAGACAAAAGAGCTTTTTGCCACCTCCGATGGTTTTCTCTTTTTACTAAAAAAAGATGCACAAAACCACGCACAAACCTTAGAGGACAGCGTTGTGGAGTACTATAATTCTTCCGACTTATTGGACGAATTAGATGATTCAGAAGGAGCCAATCAAGGAGACCCAACAGATATTTTGCAATTAAGCAAAAAGAAGTTGGAAAAAGCTATCACGACTATAGAGGATATAGGGCTATTGGAAGCACTTATCTTACAAGAAGAAAACGAACAAAACCGCTCAGAGGTACTATCCCTCCTTGCGGATAGAATAGAAACCCTTAAAAACCAAGCATAATGGCATTACCTAAAGTATTATTCAATATTGCCAAAGACGGCTTAGGCAGAACTACGGCTATACAAAAAACTACTGGACTCATCACAACGGGAGTTACGGTGAGTAACAAAGTAGAGTTGGGCAAGTCGTACCAAGTATTCTCACTAAAAGAAGCCATAGCTTTGGGAATTTTGGAAACTGAAAACGCCTTTGCCTACAAGCATATCAAAGCGTTTTATGACCAAGCCCCTACGGGTACCCCCCTATGGGTAATGCTCGTATCAGATGCCACTACTATGACGGCAATGCTCGACAAAGATGGTGCATTTGCCCCAACTCTCATAGCTGATGCCAAAGGGGCTATCCGCGTACTTGGGGTAGTAAAAAAAGCAACTGGTAGCGAGACTATCACCGCAGGTTTAGATGCCGATGTGCAGACAGCCGTAGTGAAAGGGCAAGCCCTTGCTGAGCACTTTGAAAAGAAGTATATGCCTTTTAGGATAGTCGTATCGGGCAATAGTTGGAACGGCAAAGTAGCCGACCTTACTAATTTCTCCGAAAACGAACTCAACAAAGTGGCTTGTTTTATTGGGAATGACGATAAGGAAAAAGATGCTTCTATAGGGCTTTTCTTAGGCAAAATAACCAAAATACCCGTACAGCGCAAAATTCACCGCGTGAAAGATGGCAATGTATTGCCCTTAGTAGCTTATTTCACTGACGGCACGACTATTGACAGCAAAGCCGACCAATGGGACGCGCTTGACGACAAAGGGTATATATTCTTTCGCACCTTTGTAGGGCGTTCAGGATACTACTTTTCGGGCGATAATACCCTTACCAAGCCTACTGATGACTTTAAGAGCCTTAGCAATGGGCTTGTAATGGACAAAGCTATGCTCCTAAGCTATGGAGTGCTGGTAGAGGAACTCAGCGACGAGGTGTTACTATCTAAGGATGGCAGTATTCACCCCGCTATTATCAAGAGTTGGCAAACCAAACTTGAAAGTACTCTACAAAGCCAAATGGTATCGCAGGGCGAGCTTTCGGCAGTAAAGATTGATATAGACCCTACACAGCGTGTGTTACAAACGGGTAAAGTGGTGATAGGTATCAAACTATTACCCGTAGGCTATGCAGACTTTATAGAGGTAAACATCGGTTTTACTACAACAATTACTCCGTAAAGTAATTAATCATTGATAATTAATCATTAATCATTAGAAAATGGCAACATTTGATAGCAAACAATATGCGTGGTGTGATATCTCTATCGCCTTTGGTGGGCGTATTCTTATAGGTGTTACAGAGGTAGAATATACAGAAAAACGCGAGAAAGACTTGCTTTATGGTCGAGGTTGTAAACCACATGGAATTGTGTCAGGCAACCGCAGTTATGAGGGAAAAATAAGCCTTTGGCAGAGCGAGCTTGAGGCAATGACCCGTGATGCCCTCAGTAATGATATATTAGGGCTTAGCTTCGACCTTGTTGTTTCTTACGTTCCTTTAGATGGTGGGCAGATAGTAACTGACATTCTAAGGCATGTGGAGTTTACCGAGGTGAAAAAAGGAATGAAGCAGGGCGATAAAAATATGATTGTAGAGTTACCTATTATCTTCATTGATGTAGATCGTCAATCATAACGGGTAACACTCACAAACAATTAAACAATTTTTAAAAACTATTTAAATGGTAACTAAAGAACAAATCCAAGAATGGAAAAATCAGTACAAAGACATCTTTGTAATTAGTGTAGCAGACAAAAAGGTATACTTGCGTACCCCCGACCGTAAAACCCTTAGCTATGCCTCGACCTTGGCTACCAAGGATCCACTAAGGTTTAATGAGGTTATACTTGAGAACTGTTGGTTGGGTGGCGATGAAGAGATAAAAACAAACGATGAGTTGTTCCTCGCCGTAAGTAGCAAACTACCCGACCTTATACAGATCAAAGAGGCTACCTTGGAAAAGCTCTAAGTGATGCGGAAATAGACGAGGGACGGGATTGGCTTCGTATCACTAACGCCTCCTTGCGTTACTATATGCACATTGCCAATCCCGACGACCTCTCCGATACCCAGTGGGCTATGAGAGTAAAAGAGCTTGAATGGCTTAGGCAAAAGGAGAAGGAACAATACAAGTAGTATAGGTAGTTTGTTGTTCCTCTTCACGCTGTTTTTGGATACCCTTTGAAATCATAAGAGAAAGTATCCCTATCAAAAAGAAGGTGGTGGCACTGGCAATAGCTGTAGTGGTGTATCTTCTTTTAGTAGTGGGCTCCTTCTCAGTAAAAGCCCTATAGGTAGCATAAAAGGGTACACATAGGAGGGCTACTCCATAGAAAAAACCTGCACTAACCAGTAGCAATAAGCCTATAGAGGCAAGGAGGTTAAAGAAAAATAATAAGACTCTCATCGTGGCAAATATTTTAGAATATACATTAACACTTAAAGATTTAGTCAGTGCAAAGTTACAAAAAATTGGCGTAACTAACGATGCTATGTTGGATAAATTTGGTGAACTACAATTGACACAAGCAAAAGTTACCAAAGCCTTTGCACAAATGGGGACTTCTGTACAAACTTTACAGCAAAAAATAGCCTTACTCAAAGCCGAAAGAGACTTATTGCCCATAGAAAACTTGTCCGCTATTCGCAAGTACAACAGCGAAATCAAAAAGTTGGAGCGTAGTATTACCAAGCTACAAACCCTCAATGGGAGTAAAATAAAGACGTGGTTTTCCGAAGCCCTAAACAGCCTACCAGGAATAGCTACTAATCCTCTTATATTGGCAGGGGCTATGATAGGAGGAAGTATCAAGAAGGGTATGGAAGCTGACTTGCAACAAGCCAATATTACTACTTTGCTTCGTGGCGATGTAGAAAAAGCTAAAGCCTTATATGCTCAGCTATCTGATTATGGAGTAAAAACACCCTACGATAAGGCAGGGCTTATTGAAGCACAGAAGACGATGATGTCCTTCGGGCTTTCCTCTGAGTTTGCTTTTGGAAAGCTCAAGAACATAGGTGATATTGCTATGGGTGATGCGCAGAAAATGCAAAGTCTATCACTTGCTTTTGCACAAGCCACCTCGGCAGGCAAGCTACAAGGGCAGGACTTAATGCAGATGATTAACGCAGGCTTCAACCCCTTGCAAGTGATAAGTGAGCGTACGGGCGAGAGTATGGCCAAGCTCAAGGAGCGAATGAGTAAAGGAGGTATTTCGGC